GGGGATGGCTGAGGGACTAGGATTCGAACCTAGATAACAGGGATCAAAACCCTGTGTCCTGCCGTTAGACGATCCCTCAACGGTTCAGCAAATACTCAATCTCGTTACGCAACGTCTTAATCTCTAACTCTAGCAGCGTGGCTTCTTCGTGTAGCCCCATGCGCCTCATGGCTACAAATGCGGTGGCAAGCCTGTCACCTTGCTTCTGGCCGTACCCCCAAGGGATGCGCTCTAGCTCCTCCTTCCACGCTCCCGGCGGGCTTATATCGTCTTTCACCATATATCGCGCCCTCCACGGCAAGAGCGCCAGTTAGGGGCTGGCACGGAGCGCCATTCACGGTCACGGTTAGCCTTGAGTTTGCGGAATAGGTCGATAATCCATCTCATACGGCCACCATAACGCGCTGTGAGCGTCCAGAAGCGCCTTTGCGGCTCCCCTCGTACCGTATCAATCCCTTTTCAGCCAGCGCCTTAAACCGCGCCGTAACGCTGCTGTAAGCAAGGGTTGGATGGGTGGCTCTAACATCGTCGCTAATACAGCCTGCCGCACCGTAGCCCTTAATAGTTTCATAGACGACTTGCTCTAATCGGCTGGTGTCTATTGATCGTGCTGCGGCTTTACTGGTGTCTGGGCTGTCGGGGCGAAAGAGCTTGTAGTCACTTGTGCCGAAAACTCGGCTGAATACGTCTTGGATGGTGAGTTCCAGCGTGGCAAGGGCATCTCTGTCTTTATCCAGCTGGGGTCTTTCCACAGTAATCGGTTGTTCGGATACGCTAACCATTGTCCTGATTCCTCTACGATGATGTGATGGTTTTTGTGCTGATCGGGGACTTCTGACCATCCCCCGTTGCACCAATCGACGGTAAACAGGTAGTTGCCGTGTCGTATCTTCTTGTCTCGTCCCATGCAATCCACGGCGTGATTGCGTAGGAAACTAAATTCGTGAACCGTGCAATGGCGGCTAAAGCTGTCCCACCACACGCATACCTCTAACGGCAGCGGGTCGCACGGTTTAGAGCAGATCATGTGGATGGGAACTCTCGCCCATTGTGCGCCGCACTCCAGCATGACTTGGAACATGGGTACTCGGGCTGGCTCGGCGCGAAAGCCAAAGACCGTGCAGGGGGTAAATTCCCCATGCCCGCTTTTCTCGTCAAACAAGAACTCGTTACGAACGTAAGCAGTAACGTAGGGCGTGTCTACAAGGAACGTCATATCAAACCTTCCTTGCGTAGTTGTGCGATGGTTCGCACCATGCCCTCAAGGTGAGTTAAGCGCACATAATCGCGGTCAAGGTCGGTGCGGAACCGGCGGTCTATCGCGTCGTGGCAGGCGCTACACGCCCACGCACCAAGCAGATCGTCTGCCTTCATGCCCATGCCGCTAACTCCTGACAGGCGTATGTGCGCCAGCACAGTCGTTTCGCTGTTGTGATTGCAGATGTCGGGCAAACGCACCGTGCATCCACGCCCTTTTGCTTCATTCCGCAGGTTCATACACCGGCTCCGGTATGCGAATTCCCATGTAATCGCATCGAATTTCTAAAAAAGTTAAATACTCGCTAAATTCTTGTTTGGTTAATTTGCTAGATCGCTTGATCGGGCGCATACGTTTGCGGCCAAACCCCTCTAGCGTTTCCCAACCAAAACATTCACCGAGGAAGTATTCGTGTATGTCATCTCGCGTCCAACCTGCCAGCGTCTCGCCGCCACCTTCTAAAATCGCGGGATAACACACACCCCACAAAAAGCGGTTTTGTTGATCGGTGCGCGGGCGCTTCCATTCCAGCACTTCTATGCACCACGCACGGTCAGGCGATAAGCCTTGCACCATGCGCGTAGCCGCTACGACCAACTGCTCTGGCGTCGTACCTTTAGGAAATATGCGCTTCACGCATCCACTCCTTGCCGTACTCCACATCTGTCCAATCGGCAAACCACGGGCCGCCACGGGTGAAATGCACGGCTATGGGGTTCGGGCAGTCATCCTTCGTATGCCAACCTTCAAGGTAGTTCCACGCTGTTGGTAATTCCCCAATAACATCATCTGTAAGCCATTGAAATCGGTGCAGATACATACCCGTCTGTGTGTTGACCACTTCGGGCGTTAGGCTCTTGACTTGTTCATGCCCACAGTTGATAAACATGAAGCTAGACCAATTCTTTCGTGGATAGAGATGTTGCGTTTTGTTGTCCATCTTGACGGTTTCCGTAGGCCGGTAGTCGTGCTTTACAAGAAAGCAGGCTTTTGCCCCGTCGGCGTAGTCAAGCAGTCCAGCAATATCCCCCCGGAAAAGAAAATCGCAGTCCACAAATACCGCCCAGCCGGTGTATCCGGTGAGATACGGCGTCAAGAACCGGGTAAAGGAAAACTCCGTAGACGACAGCGGATCAGCCTCTCGCGTATACAAGCCACGATCCCGAAGTTCTGACTGCACAATAGGCTTGATGTCTACCGGGATCGAGGTATGCCGCAGGATCGACCTACGGCACACCTGATAAGCGACATCCTCCCGACTATCCCACCCGATAAAGATTCGCACTTTGCGCCTTCCAGATTTTGTAATCGTATTGCTTGATGCCGCGTCGGATCGCCGTAGCAAGTGTTGATTGCCTCACGTTCCATTTGGTGTACAGGTCTTTGTAAATGACCCGGCCATCATGTTCCTTTTTACGAGCAAGCAGTTCGCAATACTGCTCAAACGTAATAGAGGGGTTGTAGCGTGAGCGTTTCATTAGAATGGGGTATCCAAGTCGTCCCAATTCTTCTCAGTTATCTCAGGCTTCTTGGTCGGCTGGCGCTGTGGTTCGCCGGTACGAGCCAGCTTGCCCTCGCCTTTAAGTTCAAATTTAAGCGACATAAACTTATCGCCCGTTTTTTGGCTAGTCATTATCCAACCTGATACGTTCATGTCCACGTTGTTAATAACGCACGAGCCGCGATAGTCAGGTCGCCGATCGTTCCCAGTTTTGTCATTTTTGAACAACACCCCACGCATATTCGGATCGTAATCAGGCACGGTGTTTCTCCTTGGTCATTTGAATGTACTTTTTGATGGCAGACCGTTCCTTTGCCGTCATGGCATTGGCTACGGCGATGTAAAGGTCGTGGTCAGGGTTGACGAGTTCGTGGACGGCCAGCACAGCTAGTGCGATGTCGTACTCGTCGGCATCCATGTCAAATGCGGCACGGAACTGGTTAACGAAGATATCCCGTTTGGCGGGGTCTACGTCCTGCCCCAGATCGCCCCTAGGATCAACGGTGAGGGGCTTACGGCCTTGGGCTGCCTCTGCGTCGTCATCCACCTGTGCAAGCCCCACAATGGCTGCTAATGCGTAACGGCGGGCATAGGTGATGCCTGACCCCTGTGCCTGTGGGGTTACTTCTTTAAATTCTCCCGATTTGCCTTGCACAGCAATCAGCACCGGCATTTCGCCCGCGATCCACTCACCGCTGCTGTGCGCTAACGTGGTTACTAACACCAGCCCTTGATCGGCCATGCGCGTGGTCTGGATCACCGACAAACCGTTAGCGGCTAACTGCTTACGGCAAGCGTCCCAACATGACGCGAGGTCAGCATATTTGGACTTAAAGAACGGGTTGCTGCTGTCTTTCAGCGCACCCGTGATGTCGGCTTGGGCTTTGCTTAACGCGGCGGCCAATGCGCCTATGGTTTCACTCTGCATCTTCTTGCTCCTTCAGTTCTGCTAATGCCTTGTTGCAGGCTTCTATGCGTTCTTGTTCTTCCAGTTCTTGCATCAATTGGTCTTGGTGATGCCACCAAGTCATATCGTCATCGTGCATGGCTGGCTCGCTCCTCTGCCGGGGTGCAGCCACCGTCGCCGCACGGGTCAAGGATGGCTGCTGTGGCGTATAGCACTACAAGCAGGATGGCTTGCGGTAACCAGCGGCTCATCGGCCTTCATCCCACGGGCCGTTGACCTCGGCATCGGTTTCCGCAATCTCGCGGAGCGTCTCAAGCTGGTAATCAGACAACTCGTCCAAGTCCATCTGGATGTCGTGGTTGAGCGTGGTGGGCTTCTTGTCGCTGTCAAGGAATATGCCGATCAAGTCAGCACCCTCAAGCGAGATTTCGCCGTCTAAGTCCTGTGCGTATTCCACTCGGACTTCAAACTTGCTGCCGAGGGCGTAAAAGGTGCCGAAGGCGTGGAAGAAATTGTTCTTAAGCATTTCTGTTGCTCCTGTTGTGTTTGTCAACGAGGAATATATTAACCGAAGTGAAGGCGGGTTGGAAGTCCCCGCCTCCGATATTTATCGGGTTACGGTGATGGTGAATTGGGTGTTGTCTTTGGTATCAACGACAACGTACTTGCCGGGGAACTCTTTGAACCAGCGCCATAACTGATCCACCGCAAGTCCAAGATCGTTGTACGCACCCATTGTTTCTTCAAGGTCACTTGCTACTGCAACGATGTAACGGTAGTCCTTGAGGATAGGGTCTTTGCTGTAATCAACCATTTGCATTGCCTCTCTGTGGCATCCCGGTCAACATTGACCGTATTGATATATTAACACAAGTTAAGCAGATGTCAACACCCCAAACAAGAAAATACATACACACGATGCTATGCATTTAGGTCTTTACTTAAAGTGCTAACCGTGGTTAAATGGCAGGATGGACATCAATACAGCATTAAAGAAGTTTGGTTCCCCGAGCGGTATCGCACGGGCGTTTGGCGTTAAACCCCCGGCCGTATCCCGTTGGATACGCAACGGTGCGATCCCACAGCAGAGGGTGTGGCAGTACAAGGCAGGATTAGTCAAACAGGAGAAAAAACGATGAAAGCAGCAGTATTAGCGTTGGTGCCGGTGCTGGCCGTAGCACAAGAAATGCCCTTAATCATCGGTACGATCCCAAACAGGGACAACAACCGCATTACGTTCACAACCTATCAAGGCGACTGTAAGGGCAACGATAAGGTTGTATATACGCAGGCCGATGGTGGCAAGGTAAGCGCCGTGGGCTGTTACCGGATCGTTGGAGACTCGTTCTTTGTAATATGGCCCGAGAACGATATTTATACCTACCGGATGGACAGCGTGACGCTTTCGCCTGAAATGGAAGCGTTCTTAGCTCGCCAAAAATAAGTTTTATAACGAAAAGCCCCCTTTCGGGGGCTTGACGCGGCTGGGGGGCAGCCATACGCTTTCGGGTGGTTGCAGAGCGTGGCGATAGGTTAAGCGGGGGAATGCTGACCTGTCAATCGTCACGCATGGAGATACAAACCATGTGGAGACAATTATGTTGTTTTATACCCGTCACCTAGGCGACTACGCCCGTGACACAGGCCATCTCACTACTTATGAGCATGGCGTTTATACCCTCCTGTTAGACCGCTTTTACGCTACCGAAAAACCGTTCGGAGAGCGTGAAGCGATGCAGCTTTGCCGTCCTACTAACGGACGGGAACGTGACAGAATCCGTCGCATCCTGAATGACTTTTTTATTCTTACCGCGTCCGGCTATGTGAATGCTCGGGCAATGAAGGAAATGGAAAAAGTCCACGAAAAGCAGGCAAAAGCGAAGCAGAGCGCTCAACAGAGATGGATGCGAACGCATAGCGAACGCAATGCAAACGGTATGCTATCCAATAACCATAATCCAATAACCAATAATCAAAAGCCTGTAAGCATTGCCAAAGTTAGCACCGCCGCTATGTTGAGCGTGGTTGGCCGGAGGACAGAGTGATGGGTGACGAATTTACTTATCCTCCGAGCGCCGCGAAGTCCGGCCCGAAAGGATTGCCGGACGAGCGAGTGGCGCGAGCGGTGGAGCGTAGCGCATCGAGTTGGGATGAAGCCGTGCGTAACAGCCCGCTGAACCGTTTGCGGTACTATGATGCGCTGCTGGCTCGCACCGCGTTTTCGGGGGACGCGGGCGAGCGGGAGAAAATTAAGATTCGCGTTGCGGAGTTGATCCGCGAAATTGGAGCCTCAGACGTACTGACTGATCCGGGCGTAATTGGGTTAGTCAGGGAGTTGTTTGGCGAGAAAGGCGTATTGAGGCTGAAAGATCGTGCGAATTCCACCGCTAAACCGATACAAGGCTAATCAGATATGGTGGCAAATATGGCTAACGCGCTGCGTAAACGAGGCAAGGCGTGAGGTACAAAGCGAGGCGGGATGCGAACGATGGCCTTATTGGCCGGGCGCTACACGCGGCAGGGTTCACCGTCCTCGACTACGCCTCAAACGGCGGCGTGCCCGATCGTCTCGTCGTACGGAATCTGCCCGACGGAACGCCGTGGGTGTGTTGGGTCGAAATCAAGGTCGAAAAGGGAAAGCTACGCCCCGCCCAAGAAAGGTTCCGACAAGTGTTTGAGCCACGCGGAGAGTTTTACGTTGCGCGTGATCCCGAGGAAACGGTGCGAGAACTTATGGATCGGTACATTTGCGCCATAAAACCCGAGCAGTTGCGGTAAAATACCGTAGGTAGTACCCTCGCCCACATACCGCAAAATGGGTTAGACATGAAGCACCAAAAGGCCGGAATCTTCGTTTCTGCGTTGCTCCACAGCAGCACCGCCGCCCATTTCTTGCACTTGTCCACCAAGTCCTACGCCGAACATAAAGCACTTGGCCATTACTACGAGGACATCCTTGATCTTGCTGACAAGTGGGCAGAGGCATACCAAGGCCACCACGGCCTAATCCCGCTGTACTCGTACCTCGACGACTTCAAGGTGCAAAAGGACGCCAAGGTGTATATGCGTGGGATGTTGGACTTCGCCAAGAGTATGCGCGACGAGCTACCGGGCGACCCCGACTTGCAGAACATCCACGACGAGATCGTGGGCCTGATCGCCGCCACGCTTTACAAGTTAGAGAACTTGTCATAAACGATTGTTACAGGTATGCGCCAATAGTCGTTTACAATCAAAGTCATGGCCGCACGAACTAAAGCAGTACGTCTTAGCGAGGAATGGCGAGAGAGGATTCGCACCGCAGGCATCCTAGAGCGCCTTGAGAAGGCCGCTATGGGCGAGACAGAGGTTACGCCTACCCAGCTGAAGGCAGCCGAAATAGTCCTCCGCAAAACCCTCCCAGACCTTGCTAGAACAGAGGTCACAGGAAACGACGGCGCACCACAGGAACTGGTTATCCGCTGGAAGGAGCCGACCTAGTGGAGATTGAAATGCCTTACCAACCCCGTAAGGCGTTTATGCCGTTCCACAACCGCACGAAGCGCTGGGCCTGCATCGTGGCTCACCGCCGCGCAGGTAAGACGGTGGCAGCTGTCAACGACATCATCCGAGCAGGGATAACGTACCAAGGGCCAAACGGACTATTTGGCTACGTTGCCCCCTACATGAACCAAGCCCGACGCATTGCTTGGGATTACTTCAAGTACTACGCCGCACCGATCACCCAAGACGCCAACGAGAGTCAGATGACCCTAACGCTGGTCAACGGGGTCAAGATCAGCCTGTTCGGTGCCGACAACGCCGATGCCATGCGCGGCCTTGGCTTTTCGGGCATCTACCTTGACGAGTACGGCGACTTTAAGCCGAGCGTATTTGGGAACGTAATCCGTCCTGCGCTGTCAGATAAACAGGGTTGGGCGGTCTTTGCCGGTACACCGAAAGGCAAAAACCAGTTTTGGGAGGTGTTTGATACCGCCACTCGCTTACCCACCGAGTGGTTCCTGCTGCGCTTACCCGCAAGTTCCAGCGGGCTTCTC